ACTTGTAGGCTTAAAATCCTCAACCTTGCATACAACGCTACATGTTTGATACATTTTTATCTCCCTTATATGGCTGCGGCATTCTTTTTCATCTGAACCATTTCCAATATCTTAATGATTTTTTCTTCCATAACGCCATTTCCGCCTTGCTTCTACTCTTTTCATGCGATGAACTTCATTTTCCAAGGTATTCACCTGTTTCTGCAGGTCATCCACATCAACCAACAGGTAAAAATCCGGCTGGACCAGTCTGGTCGGGCCTACATTCATATTCATCTCTTTGTGCAATTCCTTGCACTTGTTTTCTCTCTCATGCACCGCTTTATATACTTTCATCATCCACACCTCTCAAGAATTTCTCTACAAACCCGGTCATATTCCAAAAGTAATGTAAGATCTTTCGTTCGGCTCAGTGGCCGGTCTACAACTTCAACGTAAAATTCTTTCCGGATCATCTGACCGTAGCTCGCAGAATTATAAACATCCTGCTTTTTGCAGCTAATCAATTCAGCTACTTCGGATCCAGTGATGGAGTACTCCATCACTGTCCCATTCCTTTTGCATAAGTTATATAACGCCTTCGCCATATTAATCACCCGTAATAAATTTCGCTGCATCCATCATCGGAAAACTCAACTTCTTCCAGCTTCCAACCATCGCGCTGGGATTCTCCTCGATATGCTTTTTCGTAATGGTTTTTTACGATTTTTTCAGCCTCTTGCATGTCTTTTGCTTTAACAATTCCGACTGTAGTTTCGCATCGGAATCCATCATGCTGATAATATCTATACAAATTCATTTATTTCATCCCCTTTCAGCTGTGCGTGGCAATAAAGTTTTCCATCGCCCATCTGTTTCCAGTAGCAGCCACCTGTGCTCTGGTTCGCTCATACGGGCTGAGAGGTCTTCCAGATGTTCCCCTGGTTCCTTCTGCCGGAAGAAGTCCCTTCCGGCGAAGATTTGCAAGTTCCTCTGGTGTTGCGTCTTTGATATCTTTTACTGATATAATCTCGATCATATTTAAGCCTCCCTTATCGCTACCGGAAGCACCATAGCTTTCATGTCGCTGTCCTCTGCTTCCACAATCATCGGTGTTCGTGGGCTGGTGAAGCCCAGTGCAATATTGTCACAGGTGAAGGCTTTCAATGTTTCCAGGACCAGTCTTGAATCGAATCCCAACCGTATGGATTTGCATACGGTTTTCTGAAGCGGTACCTGTTCCTGATAGTCTGCCAGCTTATCCCGGATACTGATATTCAGCACATCGTCTTCTATCTGGAATACTGCCGGCTGCTTCTCTTCCGTACACATCTTTGCCCTGGTCATTGCGCCGATCAATGCAGTTCTTGATGCACATGTATTAATCTCGCCTTCGGTAAACATTTTCTGATAAGCAAAGTATTTTCCTTCAATCAGTCTTGTGTAAATGGTATATTCATCAGACTTGAATACCGCACTGTTTTTGGTATATGTAAGAGTCACATCATCAATCACGCCCATGGAGATTAACTTCTTGGCAGTTGCCTTCGGCACGATCAGCTTCATATCCTTTGCGCCTTCTGCTTTAACAGAATCTACTGCGACCATGTGCCCGTCCAGTGCGGCAAGGGAAACTCCGCTGTCTGTACCCTCAAAATAAATTCCGGTCATCTGTGTATTCGCACCGCCGTCAGCTGCTGCATAAATAACATGACTTATAGCCTCCATGATCTTTTTACCATTCAATTCCACTCCATCCGCTTCCGGATCCTCTGTAATATCAAAATTGAATTCTTCCGGAGGATAACTCTGGTATTTATTTTTAATTGCTCCTATCTTGATCATAACTACATTCTTGTCGGTTGCGCTGATGTCGATTTCTCCATCCGGTAGATTTTTGATCAAGTCAAAGGCTTTCATTGGAATAATAAAATAACTGCCTTCTGAGGCCTCTAATTTGACCTTCATTGTAATCTCGGAGTTGGAGGCGATTAAATACCCGTCCTTTACCAGAATCCCTCCCAGAGCTGGAAACTGGTCGTTCTTCTGCACAATACTTTTTAATTTATCAATAACTCTGGCGATCTCATACTTCTGTACTTTCATCTTCATTCCTTTCCTGGAGAACAATACCATCAAGGTACTTCACCACTCCGTTTGAATATTTGATCCTGTAAGGTTCCAGTTCCTCCCGGTTCATATACTTGTGTCCGTAAATCTTCTTCATATCCCGGAACACCACCCACGGAACCCGGTAGAATTCTTTAAATTCCAGAGATACAACCAAAAAACACATTGCTCCAAGCTTCATATACCTTTCAAAGCACGCCTGCTGTTCAGCGGTTACTACGTCCCTGCTAATCTTATCTTTGTCCGTATGCTTTGCATCGAACAAGATCATGGTTGAATCCATGAGAATTCCTTTGAAATCAGGCTGAGCCTGTTTAGTGAAACAGCAAATGAACTGCCCTCTGTTCCTGTCCATTGCTTTCAGTACCTTAAATGCTTCCGGAGTTTTATCAACTGCTGCAATTCCTCTTTCTTCATAGAATCTGGATGCCGCAAGTATCATTCCCTCAAAATGTTCTCCGTTAGATCTGCTCTGCAGACCTCTTATTGAACGCTTATAAGTATCCATTTTCTTCCGCTACCTTTATGAGTTTGTTTATTGTTACTGCTCCAATTCCCGGAATCTTATTCAGCTGAAGGAATGCGATAAACTCCTTTGCTCCCTCTCCGGTTTTTGGAACACTGGCTTTTCCACAATTAAAGCCCTCACTTCGTGCTTTTTCCACACGATCTTCCACATAATGCACAAGCTGTTCATCTGTCTTCTTTCTCATTTCCACAGCTTTTTTATGAATAAGGTTTTCATCAGTTGTTCTTCTACAGCTTCTCTTCGCCATCT